AATAGATAGAAGATTTAAAAACAGAGATGGACTTAACTATATTGGAATATTCTGTGAAAAAATAACATTGTATTATGATTAAGGAAAAGGAAAGGAAACAGATATGAAATATGACTTAAGGAAAAAAAGAAACTGGAATTATTTACCAGATAGAGAAATCTGGAATGATGTTATTATAGCAAGAATGAAAAAAGTTTTCAAAGAAGATGAGGAAAGGAGAAAAAAATGAAAAAACCTAAACAATACAGTGTATATGATTTGCAAGGCTGTGATTTTATGGAAGATACTTGGACAGAGCCAATGACAGCAAATGAATTAAGACAAAGATATTGGTGTTTAGAAGATTGCAGAACAACACACTACAAATACTTTACAATGGATTGGATACAGGAGTGTTGGGAAGTTAGATTTATAGAATTTGGAACAGATAAATGGGCAAAGATATCAGATGAAGATATTACAGATATACCATTTTAAAAAACAGGAGTAAAAATGAAAACATTTAAATGTATCTGGTGTGAAGAAACAAAAGATATAAAGTATAAACATACCTGTGAAAGATGTAAGGAAGAAGAAATTCTTGGCTTTGCAGACGCAGTCACAGATGTTATTTGTATAGAATGTGATAACAAGTCATTTACTGATTTAATTTCAGGACTTGTAAAAGAAAAGGAGAACAAATGAACAGTAAAGACATAGAAAAAATAATAAGATGGTCAGTTGACAGTGATTTGAAAAAATTCTCTGAAGACGCTTATGGAATAACAGGAACAGCATTTGATAAGTATGATGATTATTTAAGAGATAAATTCAGACAGATGAATAACAATTTCATTATGTGGATTTCAGGATTAAGTGAAAACAACAGAGAAAGATTAGCAAAAAACATATCATCATATATTGATGAACGCAGAACAAGAGTAACTTTTGACAGTAATCCTTTAAACGACAATAATAACATAAAACAATAGCACAAAGGAGAATAAAATGAAAAAACTGAACGAAAAGTTGAAAGAATATCGAGCAAGTCTTGAACATATAGAAGAATGGCAAGATGGGGAAGATATACACAATGTATTGCCAGCTATCAAAGCTGAAATTAAAATAATAGAACAGGAGTTTATTATTGAAGCTTACAGAAAACATTGTGGGAAACTTATTTATGATACTGGGATACATATCCCCCATAAAGATAAAGCAAATAAATAAAATATAAAATAGGAGAATAAAATGGAAAAACTGAAAACTAGAGAAAAATGTTCTTTTTATAAAGGACACGATGCCCCAACAGAAGAAACACAGCAAGAAGATTTGTTTAACTGGTGGGAAGAATATGCGGCCAGAGGTGATTATGAAACAATAGAAGATGTAAGAGATGCGATAGACAGAATGCGAGATTATCTGTTGCCACCTAGTGAACATAATCAATATGCTTTTCCTGAAGAACTAACTGAAGCGAGTAAGTTACAAATAACTCGTACAGTATTGTATAAAATGCAAGTATGCCTTGGTAATGTATTGAGATTTTTACCAGATAATTTTAAAAGAGGAGGTGTGTTAAATGACTAATATAAACATAATAAACAGACGATTAGAAATATCTGATGAACTGATTGAATCTTTACTGGTAACAGCTTTTGAAGGTGGTTCAACATACTGGGCGGATAACGTCAGCTGTGAAGACAGAGAAGATATGCTGAAAGTTGGTGGATATAAATCACAATATCTAACAAGAACAAAGAAAAAAGATGCTGTGATGTATATACACGATGGATATACAGAAGAAAAACATGCAATAACAAAGAAATCAATCATTGACGCATTACAGAAAATGGACGACCCTAAATATAAACACACAAAAGCACTTGATAGAATATTAAATCAAACATATGATGCTTGGGATGCAGACTGTATGTTACAGATGGCTTGTTTTGGGGAGGTTGTGTATGGATAAAATAGACAGAGAGTATTATGAAAGTTTTGACTGGTTTTGGAAAGATTACGATAACAAAAAGGAGAACGAACAATGTCAGAAGGATACAAATGTTACGAATGTGGAGAAGAGTTAACAGAAGAATATTGGGCTTGTTATTATGCAAGTGAATATGATGAATGTAATATACTGTGTGGAAGTGGTGAATGTTGGGCTGATTGGATGCAAGACAACACACATTCTCACACAATAGAAAGGGATACAGAATGAAAGTAAAGGATATTAAAAAAATCATTAATCTGTTTGATGACGATAGTAATGTTTTGATAGAATGTTGCATAAAAGACTGTGATGATAATAGATTAATAGACAAGGAATATGATGGGACATATTTCACAGAAATTATGTATGGTGAACCATTTCAGATAGAACTATGTAATTTTGGTTTAATAGACGATGAATCTGTTGAATTTATGTTTAGTACACACGAATATATAGAAAAGGAGACAAAATGAGAACAGAAATACAAGAGATGTGTAGAAGATTTAGTGTTGGTTTATTTAATTTGACAATAGATTATAAACTGACGAATAAGGAAGAAAAATTAATAGAAGAAATAAGAGATTATTTTCACGAAATAGAACAGGAGGGCTGCTAAAATGAGTAGTAAAAGAGAAACATACAAACTGGAAGACTTGATTGAAGATGCCTGTGATACACTTGATTTTGAGTGGGACGACATACAGAAAGGGCATTACGAGTTAGAGGATACAATACACGAGATAGCTGATAATGCAGTGCCAATATATTATCACGATATTGCACAGTATGCATCATACAATACAAACTTAATGATAGATATACCTGAAACTGGAGTTGACACGAGTATGGGGGCATATAAAATGATACAGGCTCTTATATACGAAGCAATCAGTGAAGGATTATACGAACACGTAGATAGAAAGGAGAAAGATGAGAAACAGTAGAACAAACCTAAAAACAGCAACACTTGAAGAACTTGAAGATGAGTGTATGGAACTTATGGGAACACCATATGGACATAATATGATTGGTATAATCTGTAGTGTAGTGAAAGACAGATTTGGAGAAGAAGAAGCTAACAGACTTTTTGAAACATATCAAATATAAGGAGAAAAAATGATAGAATTTACTTGTTGTGAATGTGAATTTCCTTATACTGATGGTATAACAGGAGATTCAGATGAAAGAATGTGTTATAAATGTTTGGAAGGAGATGATGATGAGTGATGAAACTTTGAGATGTATAGTAAACTGGGTAATACTGATTGGTTGTTTAACTGTATGGTATTATATAATCAAACTAATAAGGAGCATAATATGAGTAAGACAAAAGACTACACACAAGAGTTTTTAGATTCAGTTGGATATGATTTAGGTTACAGTGAAGGAAATCTTCCTGAATTTAAAGACATAGATGTTGTATGGGCATTTAGAGTGCCTGTATGGGAGTATCACGGACAAAAAGAACACGAATATTACAATAAATAAAGGAGATGCAATGGAAATGATAGACAGATTAAATGAGTTGGTTTTAAATATAACTAACCTTGTAGAAGAAAAGAAAAAAGACAATAAAGTGATAATTGAGTTGAGAGCAGAACTGAAAGAATCATTAAGACGCTTCAACACAGAAACTCACATTCTTGTAGAAAGAGATAAACTTGCCGCACTTGGGGCTGATTTAAAAGAGATGAATCAGTATTTGTGGGAAGCAAGTCACTATATGGAGAGTGCTGAAACTTACATACAAGATGGATGCTATGAATTATCACAAGCAGAAGATATGCAAAATGTAGCATACGATATGTTCAATGAAATATGGGAAGATGGACAACCACAAAAACTAAAAGAACCTTCAGTGCGTCATGCATTTAAAAAAGCACCAGCTAAAAAAATAGCTGCGAAGAAAGGATAGGGTATGTTTATTTTTGAGTGGATAGTAATAATAATAACAGTAATACTTATAATTGAGTATTTAAAATAAAAAAAAGGAGACAGTAAAATGGGAATGGACGTATATGGTAAAAATCCAAAACAGAACAAATCAATAAAAGACTTTCCAGTTTATTACAAATACAAAGATATGAATTGGAAGAAAAAAGAGAAAACGTTCGCTGAGAATGAAGACATTCAAAACAAATACTACAGTGAATCAGATGAATATGACAACGTTAATCCTGGACGTTATTTTAGGAACAATTGTTGGAGATGGAGACCTTTATGGGATTACTGTCACTACATAGCACCTGAATTAATTGATGAAAAATTGTGTCCCTCCATTCCCTTC